GTTGATTATCCAACTCGTACAGAGGTTAGTAACGAGATAAGCACATCCATTGGTTTAGTTAATTCTGCATTTAACGAGGATCCAAAAGCTGACTTGCTAGATACAGTTAACAACATCATTGACAACTTTGAGACGGAAGGCAATGTAAAGACCGAATCGCTTGAACGTCAAACACAAGTTAATGCATTAACTGCATCCACAAATGATAACGCAGCAAACATCACTCAAGTACAAACTGTAGTTGCCGATTTGGACAGTGCAACATCGGCGCAATTCAATATTTTGAATGCAAGAGTTGGAGACAATGAGTCAAATATAACTCAAGTAAACTTAGCGGTGAGCGATTTAGAATCATCAACAGCGCAGCAATTTACACAACTAACAGCAACAGTAAGCGGTAACACATCAACAATAACAAGCGTATCTACAGCGCTAGCGACAGAAACAAACACTAGAGCCACGCAAGTATCTCAACTACAAGCGACTGACAATGCAACAATAAGTAGACTTGATACTGTTGAATCAACAGCTAATGGAAACGTCTCGGCTATTAGCGCACTGCAAGCAACCGTAACAAACCCTACAACAGGGTTGAGCGCAACATATGGATTAGCACAAAGCGCCAAATCAACAGCCGACTTCAACACGTTGTCGATTACTACATTGACGAATCAGGTTGAAGATCCAACTAACGGGTTGGCGGCAACCTTCAGTTTGGCATCACAAACAAAGATAACAGCTGACGGGAATGTGGCTAGCATCGCTGGTTTAGATACTCGTGTAACAACAACCGAGGGAAATGCAAACGCAGCGTTGACACTATCATCACAGCTAGATAGCAGTCTCAATGAGTACAGAGCATCAGCCCAATTAAAAGTCGATGCATCTGGCAATGTTGGTTTTATACAACTTGACGCTACACCATCAAATTCGCAGATAGTGTTTCAAGCAGCTAACGTTATATTTAAAAAGCCAAGCGGTGCAAACGCTATATATTACGACCTAAGTAACTCCGAATACACTTTTTCTGGAATCGGAAACTTTACAGTAATGGATGCCAATATAGTTGACGCTCAAGATGTGAGCGCATCAAATGCCGTTGTAACTAACAATCTTGCTGTGACAGGTCGATGCGTTACTGACTTACTCATAGACTCTGGCAAGCGATTAATAGCAAACACTATAACATGCACGAACTATGATGGCGGTAGATTTGTTGGGGATGAGGTTAATGTTTCGGATACAACATCTAGCGCAGTAGCTGTTGGCCTTAACAGTGGAACAGGTGACGCTTTTGAAGGTGTTGCAACAGGAGGCGGTTTCGCGTTTTATGCTGCGCAAGGTGGTTATGGGCCATTCACAGGTGCTCACGATGCTTTGGTTGAAAAAGATTTTACCGCTGAAGTAGGTGACATCTTGTGTGACGGTGAGCTTATACATATTGCTGATGCGTCAAACGCGATTCTTGAAGCTAAATTATCAACGTCAAAAGAACAGCGTAACGTCACTGGCGTATTTATCAGTAGAAAACAGATTGACAAAAATAGATTGCCAGCCGGATTGCGTGGATATAACGGTGATTTATCTAATTATGATATAATCAGTTTCAACGCTTTAGGCGAGGGTGTTATTAATGTTTGCAGTGAAGGTGGAGATATATTTGCCGGTGATTATATATGCTCAAGCTCTATGAGAGGTAAAGGGATGAAGCAGTTAGATCAAGATTTCAAACACCCTTACACAGTCGCTAAAGCGCGACACGATGTTAAATTTAATGACAGTGACGAAGTTAAGCAAATCGCTGTTAAATACTTGGAGGGTTAAATGGCTCTTTATAGATTAGAGTTTTTGGTTTCTAGTGATGTTGACGTAACAAGCGGAACAACAACAGTAACGCTTAATGATGGTCAAGACGTATCTAGTGTTGTTCCAGGTACAGCTGTATTTATCAACAATCAAGCTGTTGAGGCTATATCTGGCCAGAACATATCACCAACACAATCAACGATAACACTTCGCTACAATTGGCCATTTGCAACTGTTACTTCTGGGCGGCTTGTTGCATTTAATACATTTGAGGGTTTAAATACTGCAATAACAAGGCTTAACGATGTAATAAACTCAATACCAGATTTTACAGGAGCAACAGGTCAAGGTTTCTTATATAATGATGGAACTGACACGTACACTATAAAAGCATCTACAGTTTTCGGTGAGTCGCTATTAAATGCAGCTGATGCATCCTCCGCTCTTTCAATCTTGCAGTCACCTGATTACCCATCATTTGCAGGTCAAGCTGGCGTACTTAAAAAGGACGCGCTTGATGTTTACTCACTTGTAACGTCAACTGCGTTTGGTGAGTCTTTGCTGAGCCAGAATGACGCATCAACTGCTAGATCAACCTTAGGCATAACTGATCCAAGCGCTTTTGGTCAAACATTAATAACTCAATCAGATGCAGCGTCAGCAAGATCTACACTCGGAGTGGTTAGTGCGACAGATGCTAGTGAGGGGCTTATAAGAAAATCGACAACATCCGAGGCTCAGGCTAGTTCAGACGACAATACGGCAATGACTCCGTTAAAGGTTGCTCAACAAGCAAACCTCAGATTAACTCAGAGTTTAATTTATAGTATTGGCGCTGGATCTGTTTTCTCAAAGCAAGACTCAAATCTTGAAGGTGGCGAGATTAGGATTGAGAAAGCTGACAATTCAACGTTAGCAGGAAACCTATCAATAGACTTGAATGCTGAGAGGCTTAGATTTTTTGAGGACGGAGGCGGTGCTAGAGGTGCTTTTATCGATTTAAATAATTGCGATGGTGGCGCATCAAGCAAGGTGTTTCACTCTGGCATTCTATCTTCACTTCAAAATGCGTCCGGCTCTACAGTTATAGCAAACGCCACTGTAGCAGGATCAAGTCTAAATCCAGCGCAAGACGGAACTTGGCGCAACATTTCTGGTAATGATGTTTTGAATAATGCGTACGGTCTATTTGAGAGAATTTAAAATGAAAGATTTTAAAAAAGAAGATTTAAAGCTTAGCAATTACAGATACAACCGTTTAAGTGGTATTGATGCTGACAGGGAGCTTGAAAGCGGTGAAATTGTACCTTACACACTGTCGGACAAAGAAGTTTCTGAGCTTGGTAATGTCTCAATTGCTGAGTATATAGAAAACCCTTTAGCCGCTGTTAGCAGGTTTAAAGCTGAACGTCAGAAAATGTTAGACGAAGCGATTGTTAAAATATCAACAGGTAAATCATTTGATGCTGACGAGTTATCAATAAACAGGATGGTTAACGCTATACTTGCTGCGATTTCTCAAGATGATTCGTTTATAATCAAATGGTCAACCGCTGATACTGGAACTGGTGAACTGGTTGATTGCACACTTGCTGAGCTAAAAGAGGCTCATAAACTGGCTATGGAAAACATGGCTTCAATCTGGTCAATCGAGGGTTAAACATGAAATACTTAATATTACTTTTTACACTACTGCTAACCGGCTGCGTCAATATGGGCGTAACTGAATACGAACTTGAGCCGATTGTAAAAGAGGATGGTTCGGTTGTTTGTTGCAAAGCTACAGTGTATAACAGCAAAGACTACGACAACTTGAAGTTTAAATTTAAGATTGCAAAAGATGGCAGTATTGAAGCGGTACTTGATGAAAAAGGTGTTAATTCAACTAGCCCTGCTGCTATTGGCGCTGAGAATAATGGCAAGATGTTAGATGCTATCAATAAATTAATACCGTTAACTGGTGGCTAGTATGGCTATTGGATTTTATTCAAATAGGCACGATGAGAACTTTCAAGTTATATTCGTAAAAACGCAGTCTGTTTTTGATTTTGTTAATGTCATTCGCGCCACTGACGGAAAAAAGCTAGGTTATGAAGTTAAGGAAAACCTAGCGTATGAATCTAAACGTTATGATAAATGGATAACAATTAAAAAAGGTGATAAGTCTGACGGCGCCACATCAGCGCGTGACATTGATAGTTGGTGCTGGCTAATACATGATGACTTATGTAACTTTGGTGTTTTTGAAGATGGTAGTAAATGCACCAATTGGCAAGCGTCTAAAATACTGAGTGACATATTGCGAGCAGAAAAAAGATATTTCAGGTCGTTAACATGGTTCGTTGGTACTTGGTTAATTGGCGGCGGGAAAGCTAGAGATAATGGAATGTTTTAGCGCGTAATTGCGCTAAAACCTTTCTGCTACACTGATAACAAACATAGCAAACCAAAACCACGCTAAGAACTTATTAACTTTAAATATACGATCTAAACGCCTTGCTAGCCGACTGTAGAAATAACGCTGTTTTTCTAATTGATTTTCGCGCGGTGTCATTTTGAGTAACCGCGCAATTTATAAAACACTTCGAACACCTTGTGCTTTTCCATTTTTACTTGCCATTTATTAAATGTGCTTTTTCCAAGCTCAGTGTTATATACGCGCTTATAGTAGTAGTAAAAAGCTCGCTCATCTTCTTTACGGTTGCCAGTTACTTTTGGTAGTGGATTGCTATCCATTGAGTATTTGAGTCGAGCCATTGCGCAAGCGTATTTTGGTGAGTCAATCAATGCTAACTCATAATTGTCAAAAAGGCATGATGTGGGTATTAAGTGAGTTATTTTATCAATAAAATTTGATTTTTTAAGCGCATCACAGTTAACCCATACATCTTCACTTGTGTCTGGCTCCATCTGCCAAATACCAAGAGCAGGTCCGTTAACTTGCTTTACAAAGTGACCGCAATCAGATTCAATTGCCGCAGTACACAAACTTAACAAGTCAGATGAATCGCTTTGATAGTTACCACCCATGTATTTATGGGTAGGTGTGATAATTAGCTCTAGTAGCTGTTTTGCGTCCATTAACTTAACTCCCAACTTTCTAAATCACTGTTTAAATCGCGTCTATGTTCAGCCATGCGGCGGCGAATAGTAAATTGCTCGGACTTTCTAGCTTTTATTTTTTCTACCGCTTTCTTAATTTTCTTATAGCGCGCGGCTTTTAATTCTAACTCATTTGCATCAATCATTTGATAAACCTCATTTTGCTTTCGTTAATCTCACTGTAAACATTCGCTTTGTCTCTATGTATTTTCGACATCACATCATTACCGCACTTTCTATAGTAGGCGCTTATTTGCATATGGCAACAAAATGCTTCTTCGGCATTATCCTCTAACTCTGCTTGCTTAGCTTCTTTTAGTAAGTTTTGTAAATACATAAAAATATTTTGCGTTTGCTGTTGTTTTTAATAATGTAGCATATTATAGTTAGTTTGCAATTGTTATTTTTAATATAGTAAGGAATAAAAATGAATACTAAAAAATTATTTTTGGCAGCAAGTTTATCTATATCTGTTTTGCTTTCTGGTTGTGGCGATGACGCGGATATTGCATCAAGAAACCTATCAAAAGCGGCTGACAACTTTGAAATTGCAAGGCGAGTTGTTTTTTATAACGGTATTACTGGTGATTATATTTTGTCTGTGCAGGGTTTGTGCTCTGTGAGTAATAACGGTAGAAGCGTATCTTTTACATGCAAAAATGGCGAGGGTAAGTATGTAAAGCACATGCTTGGTTTATCTGATAATGTGACTTACTTTTCAGAACAGCTAAGCGCTCATGATGTTAGTGTTTATCATTACCGAGTTACATTTAAGCCAGACGCTATTATTCCAGATCTAAACATTCGTTCACAGTTGGTTGATAGCGATAAAAACAACAGGCTAGATAAATAACTAAACCCTACCAACACCAGCGCGCCAAGCATCTTTTTGTTGGCGCATTTTATCTATTAAACTCTGCATTACAACTTTGCCAGTTTTTCTGTTAACTAGTATCGGACTTTGAGAGCAAAGGCAATTAATACTATTGGCTGCTTCACTGTAAAATTCTTCAACCTCTTGAATGGTGTAAGTCTCGCCATGCCTGCTAACGTGATTGGGGCGGCTGGTTATAGCCAGCGCACTAAACCAAAGTTGCTTCTGCACGAATGGCGAATTGCCGTAAATATCTTTATTTATTTCTTTTGTCTTAGCTCGTTGCGCTGTACGGTATGCGCCTAATATCTCAGTGCGTGATATGCGTTGAGCACGACTAAAACCAACACCGACACGCTTAGCAACGTCTTGTGTAATTTGCCTAATACCTAAACCGCTAGCCATACCACGTGTTAGTGTTTCTGATAGGTCAACTTTCATAGAGTCGGTTAAACCTTTCATCTCATTAAATACGCGAGAGTAAACTAAACCGAGTGATTGCACTTGCTGCGGATTAAATGCGTCCGCGTCTAACTGTCTAATCATCATAGCTATTTCATCGCCAACAACGCTAGGCTCAGCCATGTTTTTAGATGACTGGATGGTATCGCGTATAGCATCGCTAAACGCACTTGATAAGTACGATTGATAAAACCAGTTATTCGGCTTGCGCCCAGTAATGGACTCCAGCAATTCATTGTAAAGCAAACGCTCAATAAATGCGTTAATAGAGTCATAGCGCTCTGTAGATACGTCATAGCTGTAAAATGTTTTGTTAGCTATTGCTATATTTGCTTTTCTCGTGTCTAGCTCACCTTTGCTATTTGTGAAAAACTCAAGTGGACGCCAAAAAGAAATATGATTGCTGTTAGCGGACGCAACGCGCTGAATATCTTTTTGCTCAGCAACTAACGATTTAACCGCCTTATTGATGCGCTCGAACCGTTTTTTTAATTCGACTTGAGCGCGTTTTAAGTTGCCTTTTTGGTTAGCTGGATCTGCTGCATCACGAGGGATGACAGGATAAGCGCTAATCTGGCGTATTTTCTTCATCTGACTCATCGTCTAAAGTTAGATCTTCTTTTGGGTCGTATTCAAAATCGCTTTCTGGCTTTTCTGGATCTGCACCACCCATTTGTCGTGCTTCTTCCGTAGTCCAAGGAACCTCTTGACCAGACTCTCTCGCAAGTTTGTTTTGCTGATACATTTTAGTTACATTATCAAGCTTTTCAGTCGTGCTAGGCTCGCCAATATCAGGCCAGCAAACTTTAAACTCACCATTTGACGGCTTAGGAAGTAAACCCAAATCAACTAACCAAGATAAGAATTTATGAATATCATTACCGTATTTCTTCTGCCACTTTTTAAGGCGCTTGGTAAACGCTGAGCTGTTTTGTGTGCTTGCGCGCTCACCAGTCATAAATCCAACTAACTCAGTAAATGAAACACCGCGACTTGCACACGCTTCTACAACGCATATTTCCCATGCTGATTTAGGGTCTTGCAATTGAGTTTGCAAGCTTGTGACATCAGCACCGGCTATTCTCAGCGCATTATTAAAGTTGTCGTAGAATTGATCTACAGCATCGCTAATTTGGTTTTCCTTTCTATTAAGCGCTGTTGCAACCTCTTTGTTATTTGTGCTAATAACAATTTTTTGCATTGCGTTCTTGCGATAACCTTCACTAGATGCGCCACGTACTTTGTTAGCGTCAAATAGCGCATTAAAAGCAGGTTCTAATACTGATTCACCGTAAATAGTTGCGCCTACTGCATTGGTAATAACTTTGACACGGCTGTAGTGTAATGTATGCTGCTCTGCGTTGGTTGTTTGCCTGCCACTTAACTGTGACGGCTGTAACTTATAACTTAATGGCTTGTTGTAGTTTGGGCTACTGTAATCCGGGTCATACTCTTGATTGGCTTCGCATTCAAGCTCGTACCAAGGGTTTATCGCAATGATGCGTCTGCCTGCCGTGATTGGATTTTCTAGCTTGTTTTCTGTTGGCTCAGATATAACCGGAACAATAGTCGAGTATTGACCAACGTCAGCCATTTTAAACGCAGTTTCAAATACTCGCCACAAATCAAAATCAGTAACTAGCTTTTTAACTGCCTTTTCGAATTGTGTATCTTGCGGCGTATCTTCGTCACCATCAACGATAAATGGGTCGTCAGAAAAGCAACGCTCAGGAATAATATCGACAATCGCATTAAAGAAACCACCACGGCGATAGGCGTTATACAAATGATTAAAATCTAGCGCATCAGGATAGCCATATGATGCAGAATCATTTCGGTTAGTGTCACCAAAATTAACCGGCGCACTAGGTATAATTGAGTTAAGTGGCCTACGCTGATTTTGTCGCATATTAGCCACGAATGTTTTATTTAGAGTATTTGCAGACATAAAAAAGCCACACGTTTAAAAGTATGGCTTTATTGTAGCATAGTGGTTTGGGTGGGGCTATTTAGTGTTTTCTATCCGCTCTTTAGCTATATTAAAATAGTTTTCGTCCAACTCAATACCAATAAAGTTACGATTTAGGTTTTTGGCTGCTACTCCTGTACTGCCGCTGCCCATCGTAAAATCCAAAACTGCTTCACCTTCGTTGGTATAGGTTTTGATTAGGTATTCCATTAGTGCTACTGGTTTTTGGGTTGGGTGTACGTTACCCCTCCTTACCTTTGCTTCTGTTAATATGGTTGTCGGGTTTTTATGCGTATATGTCTTTTTGTAATCTGCACCACTCTTGCAGGCTGATATGGGCGCGATTTCGCTGAATTTATTACCACCTTTTTTTAATTGGCTTATCGCGCAATATCATCTGCCTGTTGTATGTTGTCTTTCCATCGCAAAAAACAACTATATCCTCATGCTGCCTCATGGGTTGGTATCTTGCATAGCTCATTCCAGAGGGTATTTTCTTATCCCAAACCCAACAATACTTGAACATTTTTAAATTACTTGCTATCAGTGTGGTGGTAAAAGGCTGGCTAGCTGTCATCACAATAGCCCCGTTAGACTTTATTATACGCTTTAACTGCTCCCACATTGGCCCAAGTGGAATAATTGAATCCCAATTGCAGGCAGTTGTACCATAAGGCGGGTCAGCCAATATCATATCAACTGAACCGTTTGGTATTTCTTTCATTTTTTCTAGGCAGTCGCCTTGCATTAGATTAATCATGATAACTTTTCTTTTTCATTAACCACAAAAACACGCTCTTTACTTTCTAGCGCTTCAATTAATTTATTAGCCGTTTCTGGCTTTACGTACTTGTAAACTTCTAGCTCGTGCTTTGCTTGTTTGATTAGTTCTTTATTCATAAATCACCATAATACTCATTAACTATTTTCTCAGCTTGTTTGTAAAGAGTTTGATCACCTTCTTTTAAAACTTCTAGCAACGCTCTTTTTTCAGCCATGTATGTTTTAGCAAAATCTGGATCGTGCTTGGCAATTGACTTAGAGTTACTAATCAAATCAGCAAGTTTAATCGTTTTTGCTAGCGGTGTTGCTCTGGCAAGATAACGCCTATCAAGCTCTTTTCTAAACTTGCGATTGCCATCACTTGGTATTGATATATCCGTCAACTGATTTACCAGCATTGCAGTGTCAAAGCTAAACCCGTCTCTAATTAGGTCGCTAACAGTAACCCCGCAATCCTCTATAACATCATGCAAAAATGCCGCGGCAATAGCCCTACAATCATCAGTAACACAGACAACAATTTGTGCAACTTCAATTGGGTGGCTTATATAATCTTCACCTGTGTACTTTCTTTTCTGCCCCTCATGCGCCATTTCTGCATATCTGCAAGCATAATCAATCAAACCTTGCGATCTACTGTGTTTTATTCCGTGCATGATTCCGCCGCCTTTTTGTAAGTTAGATATTCTTGCTCGTGGTACTTCATTGCTTTAGTGTCGCCAACTTCAACCGCAGCTTGATACGCTCTAAAGTGGTCAGCTGCTTTCTTTTCGTAGTATTGTTTATTCATTGGTG